CAGTAAAAACCAAAAAAGTTTTTTCACTATTTGGAAGAAAATACTCTTGAATATTTTCATAATACTTTGGAAGAAAGTTTAAATACTTTCCAGTTCCAATAAAACAAATAGCAACTTTCATCAAATTTTCTCCCAAGTATCAGGTATTAAATCTTTTGTATTTAAATGTTCTAAATTTCCTCCATCAAACCAAGAAGATGGGGCAATAACTTTATTTCCTTCTGCCAACCAAGCACCCCACCAACTAAAAGAACTATTTGCAATAATATGATCTTCACATAAAGTCATAAGACACATATCATGATAAGTATCTTGATCCTTTGAAATTAGAAATCTATCACTTTCAAAAAGTTTTTGTTTTTCGCACCAGTCTGGATCATCACTAAAAATAATAACTTCTCTAGAACTATCAAATTTTTTCAATGCTTCTTCATAATATTCTAATGATAAGGTATTATGATTTGGATCTGTAATATAATCAGTTCTTCTTATGTGAAGTGCAATTGGATTTTTTACGTTTGATATTGCTTCTTTACAAGTATTAAAAATATCTGGTTTGAATGTAAAATCTTTTTTAATTTCCTGCTCAATATGTTTGAAATATTTTTCAGTTTGAAAATATCCAATCAAAGAAACATTATCTGGACAATAATTAAAAATTCCTTCATTAAAACAGAAAAGTTCATCCTGAATATATTCACAATTTAATTCTTTTACTTTTACATTTAAATCAAAAGGAATGAAAAGTTGATGCTCGTAGGGTTGAAGACGATTTGTTGAAGGAGGAATGCAAAAATCATATTCTTTATTTGCTGCTATACCTTTCAATGCAGCATACTGAAACATTTGATTACCAAATCTTCCAAGTTTTCCTAAATGATTAAACCCCAACATTTTTTAAAAACCATTCATAAGTTGATTCAATACCTTCACGAAGACCAATTTTTGGTTCCCATCCAAAAGATTTAATTTTATCTACATTCAGAACTTTTCTTGGAGTTCCATTTGGTTTAGTAAAGTCCCAAGAAATCTCTCCAGAAAAACCAACTACATCAGAAATGATGCTTGCAAGTTCCCATATTCTAACATCCTCACCAGTACCAACATTAATGTGTTCTGGTTCATTGTAGTTTTGCATACAAACATAACATGCTTCTGCAAGATCATCAACGTGAAGAAACTCTCTCATAGCAGATCCATCACCCCAGAGATTTACTGATTCATTATTTTGAGTTGCATTATGAAACTTTGCAATCATTGCAGGAAGAACGTGTGAGGTCTCCAAATCAAAATTATCATTAGGTCCATAAAGATTTGTAGGCATCAATGAGATAGCATTGAATCCATACTGCTGACGATATGCCTGACACATACGAATACCAGCAATCTTAGCAATTGCATAAGAATCATTCGTAGGTTCCAAAGGTCCAGTCATTAACTGGTCTTCTGTAATAGGTTGAGTTGCAAACTTAGGATAGATGCACGAAGAACCCAAAAACAAAAGTTTTTTAACTCCGTGCCGATAAGCAGCATCAATTACATTTGTTTGAATCTGTAGATTATCTCTAATAAATTGTGCTGGATAATCATTATTTGCTTTAATTCCTCCAACTTTAGCAGCAGCAAGAAATACATATTCTGGTCTATTAGTTTCAAAGTATTTCTCAACATCATTTTGATCTCTTAAATCAAAATGAGTTCTTGGAGCAGAATAGATGTTTTTATATCCTTTGCTAATTAAATTTCTTACAATCGCAGATCCCACAAGACCACGATTGCCCGCAACAAATACTTTACTTTCACTGTCCATGAATACACATATCCTCAACTAATTGTTCAAAACAAATTTTAGGTTCCCAACCTAATTTTTCCTTTGCCTTGGAGGCATCACCTAACAAAGTCTCTACTTCAGTCGGTCTGAAATATTTAGGATCAACCCGAATGATTGGTTTTCTGCTAAACTTTTCAATACCAACTTCTTCAAGTCCTTCACCTTCCCATTCAATATGAAGACCAAAATAAGGTCCAGCAGCATTTACAAATTCTTTAACTGAATATTGTTTTCCAGTCGCAATCACAAAATCATCTGGTTCATCTTGTTGAAGCATCAACCACATTGCTTCTACAAAATCTTTTGCATGTCCCCAATCTCTTTTAGCATTCAAATTACCAAGGTATAAACAATCTTGCATACCAACAGAAATACGAGAAAATGCCTGTGTAATTTTACGGGTTACAAAAGTTTCTCCTCTTCTTGGAGATTCGTGATTAAATAAGATCCCAGTACAAGCATACATTCCATATGCTTCACGATAGTTCTTTGTAATCCAATATCCATAAACTTTAGCGCATCCATAAGGACTACGTGGGTAAAATGGTGTCGTTTCCTTCTGTGGAACTTCTTGGACCAATCCAAACATTTCCGATGTAGATGCCTGATAGATACGAACTTTGGTTTCCATACCCAAAAGACGGACTGCCTCAAGAATACGAAGAGTTCCAAGAGCATCTGTTTGTCCTGTATATTCAGGCATCTCAAAGGATACCTTTACATGACTTTGAGCGCCAAGATTATAAATTTCATCTGGTTGAACTAACTGAATCACCCTAACCAGATTAGTAGAATCAGTTAAATCTCCATAATGAAGATGAAGTTTATTATAAATGTGATCAATTCTATGTGTATTAATTAAAGATGATCTACGAACAATTCCATGAACTTCATATCCTTTACTTAAAAGTAATTCTGCAAGATATGAACCATCTTGCCCTGTAATACCAGTAATTAATGCTATTTTCATATCAAAAGTACTTTTGTTTATTATACAAAAAAAGGAGAGTTTATGCAACTCTCCTAATTAGGTCTTTCATGCACGCCACCAATTCTTTAACTGGAAATTGGAAACCAGGCGGGAGAGAGTCCCATCCGCACCAACGTCATTTGAGAGATGCCGTAAACTCATAACAGGGTCATATTTGACTCCACCAGTACTTTTAAAGTCTCTCCGTGACTGAAGGGGTTGCTCCCGACCAGGGCGAGTTTTAAGTCATCCCGTGACTATTGCTCCCAATCAAGAATATCATTGGGATCCATATAACAAGGATCATTGCTCAACCATTTCGCATACTCAATATCTTCCATTGCAGTAGTAAGTTGCATAGAATTATCGAACAAATAAATGTCATTCCAACGTTTAGAGTAATAATCTTGTTTTTGCATACGATAATCAGGCATACCGTTGAGTTCAATAATTCCTTTTTGAACAAAACGATAACCTTCTCGCTCAAGTAAAACTTTTGTCATTACGCAACTTCGGAAGTTTCAAGATCATTAGCAAGACATTCAATCAGAATATCATAATTGTCAAGAGGGTCTTCAGAAAATACTACTCCTTCATTTTCATAATAACGACGAATCTTTTTATAAAGTTTCGGATTCTTTACATCAAGATAAAATTCACCATTTGCAGCAGATTTAAGAGTTTGAAGATCTTTCTTAAATTTGATTGTAACCGACATTGTTTTGATTTGTTTGCCTTGTTATTATAGTGTGGTTTGACCTTTAAGTCAAGTGTGCCAGTGAAGTAACTGGCAATCCGAATGCTCAGATTTGAACTGAGATTATTCCACTTCCCAAAAGTGGTGCCATGACCAAGTTAGGCGACATTCGGGAGAATTAGTTGATTAGCATGAACTGCTGAATGGCAACAAGCACATAATAGCACACATCCTCTTATTTCGTCAAGTATCCTATTTTCACTCCAACAACGAATATTGGCAAATTTTGGGTCTTTTTTTGACGGATCTATATGATGAACATGAAGTGCTGAAGAATATTTATTATATCCACAAGAAATGCATCTTCCTCCCATAGTATTAATAATAAACTCCCTTTTCTTTTGACCCAATTCTAATGTATATCCATTATGACATTTTCCACATACACTTTTTTTATGCCCATAAAATTTTTCAGGATTAGTTTCACCACACATTCCACATTTATGTTTCGACTTTGAATTTTTTATAGGAGTATAATTAGATTTTAATCCATATTTTTTACACCAATATCTGACCGTTGTTGCTGATTTACTTTCCTTTTTTGAAATATCATTCATAGACATTCCATTATTCAACATTTCAAGTAAAAGATCTTTATTCATTATAGTTTAGGTTGGTATATTATTATTTATAAAAAATCTAAACTATAACTACCTCACCCTGTCAATCACTGCAAGAACTCCATGAGCATAAAATCCCAACAATACTGAACCGATGCAAGCAGATATAATCGATGCAGTTTTGTTATGTTTGTCAATTGCGGCATCAATCATTCTTTGAACTTCGGAACAAGTTACATAATCATCATCAAAAGGTTCCATCATTTTTTGCCGCCAAGAAAGTTTTCTAATGGATCTTTACCAGTTTTGATTATAGCACACGCTCTCTTATAAAAATGATTGTCCGTATTTCCAGACTTTTCAAATGTTTCTTTAATCTTCACCCAATTGTTTAAGGTGTGAGAATCCATTTGTTTTGTATCGTAGTATTACTAGTTATTATTATAAAGATTTTGAGATTGGAGTTTTGTATTCATTGTAACGGAAAGAAGGAGGGTCGAACTCCTAAGGGCTTTAACACCTCGACGCTTTTCAAGAGCGTTGCAGTCACCAATCTGCTTGTCTTTCCATAAAAGTCCTCAACGGACTTCAAAATCTAAACGTCTAACTTTACGTTGACGCCTTGCTTCTTGAAAAGCAAGGTCTTCGTTTGTAAGAACACCAGATTTTGTTTTTGTCTGAATAGAGTTTAGCATAACAACTCTCGATAAGTCAAGTGCAGACACATGTGTATTTGCACGAATAGTTGCCATATTTGAACACCCACAACTGATTGTTTTTACAGGATGCCCCTCTATTTCTCTGTTGCACGATTTGCAACGAATGCGTAAGTTTTCCATTCTTATTATGAATTCAATTAATGAAATTTATTGTTGCTGTATTTGAATTTGTTGTTCAGGTTGCTCTTCTGGAACTTCAATTGGTGTTTGCTCAGAATCTTCGATTGAAAGTTTAGCAGTCTTTTCAGTAAATGACCTCAACATCCAAACAAACTTACCATGCGATTCCATCAAATCTTGAGATAGATTTGCTGTGGCATATTGCTTCTGTGCTTCTGCTTCTTCAGATAAGGCAGTAAGTAACTCAACAATAGTAAGATTATCAAGCATCAAACGCTTAATCATCTCCTCTGCCTTTGTAATTGGTTTACCAGGAATGATTTGCTTTTGGCCCATCTCATCAATTTGGGAAATATTCGATCCCTCACCAATTGTTGCAACTTCAACCATTCTGGTGAGAGTTCCAATTGGACGAACATTCATAAAACGCATATGTTCGCTGATACGATCAATCTCTTCAAACATAGTTTCATACTGCCCACCGAATAGAGTATGAAGTTGTTGAAAATCAGGTCCAACTACATTCCAATGAAAAACCCAAGTCTTATGAAAAAGAACAAACAGATTTGCCTGCACATCACTAATGAGTTTGTATAATTTTTCCATTACACCAATACTTTTTAGGTATTTATAAAGTGGGCAATATCGGATTCGAACCAATGACCGTCTGCGTGTAAAGCAGCTGCGCTACCGCTGCGCCAATCGCCCAATAAAATCAGTCAGGATGACTGGATTCTAGCATAAACTCCACAGTATTTGCAACATCATTCATTGCATCACGAAGAAATGGACGTTGACCAGATTCTTGTTTACGAATAGGACGAGAACTATCAGTAAGTGTCCATCTCCACTGTTTCATAGAAGCACAATACCAAAGTTTAATGTTCATTTTTATAATGCTCCAGTTTAATCCAATTAAGAAGAGCATTTGATTCTGCTCTTTCTGCTTCGGTCATAACATCCTTAAATGAGGAAGTATAATGCTCTAATGCTTTAATTGCAAGTGTTCTATCTTGTTGTGATATGAGAGACATAAGAATTTTGACTCCAAACTATAATACACTAAAAAGGGGAGTTTGTCAACTCCCCCCCCCTGATTTATTGTTTTTTTGGAGGTTTATCGCAAGTGTTGCAATAATAGGAAAAACCAGTTTTGAAATATTTAACTATTTGGTAGTTATTTAAATCAAGGGGTTTCTCTTGTTTACACTTGGAACAAATGCGAGTTTCCATCAAAACTTGAAGGTTGTCTGAACAACACCGCCCCAACCAGAGGAGGCATTCAGAGTGCCTTGGTTGTCAGAAGCATAGAAGATTGCAGGAGTAACTGAGATGTTATCAGATACTTGAACCTTATAGAATGCCTCAAACAGAGTTGCTTTTTTAGCATTCTCAGAGTTTGAAGGTTGTCCAACAGCAACACCAGCGGCATTACCCTTAGCAAACACATCAGACCACTGAAGTCCAGTGAACCAAGATTGAGAATTGGTAGCACCAGTAACAGCACCAGCACCACTCACACCATTGTATCCATAACCGAAGCTAATGGAAGGAACGATACCAGAGGTCTTAGGTTGCCAGTAAGCATTGAATGCTACGCTGTTGGAATCCTGACCGTTTGTAAGGGCACCAGAACCACCGCCAAGAGCATTGTAGTTACGAACTCGTGAACCTTCAGTGCCATAACGGTATCCTACTGCCACACCCCATTGAGGAGCACGGTATCCAATCTGAGCAAGAGCATTCAGACCACCAGAGGAATCAAATACACCAGTGGAACTATCCGAACCAGTAACAGCAACATAGTTCAGGTTAGCAACAAAACCTTGAGTTCCAGGTTGTTTATATTGAGCACCGAAACCTTGTCCAGTTGCTTTGTTATAAACACCAGAAGCACCACCGAGTTGGAAGAAGTCAAGAATATTCGACTTGTATGCCGAAGGAATCCAAGCCATCTCAGTGTTACGAACCAGAGCACCAGCAGTCAGAGTTACATTCTTACCTGCAGGGAATTGGTAGTAAAGACGATCCAACCAGACATTGCTGGCACCTGCGGTAGAAACTTCTGCTTTATCCAGTTTGAAGATGGAATTAGCAGAACCGAAAGGAGCACTGGAGAAGTTGCCAGAACGCAGACGAGTGCGGAGCAAATCTTTGCCAGTGAAAGAAGTATCCAGGTTCAGACGGAGATCATAGTTAAATGCAGTATTACCAGCAGTAGCACCAGTAGTTGTCTTATAACCAGGAGCACCACCAAGAACGAAGGTTGCTTCACCATTCAGTTTGGTAGTAGTAGAGAATTGAGTTGCTTGAAGTTGTCCAACTTTACTCTCAATACCATCTACACGGGCAGTGATAACAGTCAGTTCTGCATCAAACTCAGCAAGAAGTTTGCGAAGTTCATCAGTGGTTTCAGTCACACGATCAAGGCAAGCATTCAGAAGTGCTGCTGCCTCAAAACGAGTCATTGCTTTACCACCACGGAAGGTTCCATTGGGATAACCTGCAACGCAACCATAACGCTCAACCAGATTGGAGAGTGCTTGATAAGCCCAATCCGAAGGTTGAACATCAGAGAACTGTGTGACGCTTGTGACTTGTTGTGCCGAAGCATACTGATTTACCCCAGACATATTAAGGTCTGCTGCTTGTGCAACAGGGGCAAGCATACCAAGAGCAACAGGTGCAAGCATCAGTTGTTTGATTTTCATAAAATTTGTTTTTGTACTAAACGATAATGTGAAGATTTACAACAAGGCAAATCTTCGTTATTTATGGAGTCTTAAGCAAATCTTAAGATGTGAGTATCTTACAGCACTTTTGGTCTTATGTCAACTAAGATTTGGTTAAGAAGCGGAAGACGAGATTCGAACTCGCAACAACCTGCTTGGAAGGCAGGGACTCTACCGTTGAGTTACTTCCGCAATGTGAGAGTGGAAGGTTTTGCATCCTTCTACTGTATCCCTTATCGGGGTGCCTTACTTTTGGCGTCACTCTCAGCACTTCACTTCACACGGACATATGAAGTATAAGACATAATGAGTATTATGTCAAGCCCCCGACAAGATTCGAACTTGCGACAAATGGTTTACAAAACCATTGCTCTACCAACTGAGCTACAAGGGCAAATGGGTATCGAGTGCCCGACACCCGCAGAAGACACTTTCTGCGATTTTCACTGCATTAGAGGGCAGTGAATAAGAGAGATAGGCAGGTGCGGTATCCGTCGTGCGTTTCAGAAGTGTCACCGACTCCCATGCTCCTTTTTTCTTTCCTTACCTTTCTCAATTTGGAAGACCCAGACATTTCCAGTCCTTCCAACTCCCCCACCTGGACTCGAACCAGGAACCCCAGAGTTAACAGCTCCGTGCTCTGCCAATTGAGCTATAAGGGAATGATGGTAGGAGGGATTTCTATGTGCGGATAGAATCACCTTTCACATCATCCAGTCTAAACCAGCGAGAGGTGTTGCACTTCCTACATTTGATGGAGTAAATGTACTATATCTCATAAGGATATAACAGAGACTTACCCTCTATCAGTTTATATATGGAGAATAAATCTCCAAGCGTCTTGGGAGGGACTCGAACCCCCGACCAACTCATTAGAAGTGAGTGGCTCTATCCATCTGAGCTACCAAGACAAGAGACCTCCCTGTTTGTGCTTCTATGAGAGGCATGGGAGGGGCAGGACTTATACGGAGTTTGGACCCCCGCCGCCTTATGAGAGTATCATACCAGTTATGGATTTGATTGTCAAGTGGGAAATGCTGGATTTGAACCAGCGACCTCTGCGTTATCAGCACATTGCTCTAACCAACTGAGCTAATCTCCCACACGGAGGATGTTGGATTCGAACCAACGGAGGTGTTACCCTCACGGTTTAGCAAACCGCTGCATTAACCGCTCTGCCAATCCTCCAATGGGTCAAGTGAGACTCGAACTCACGACTTACAGGTTAAAAGCCCGCTACTCTACCAACTGAGTTATTGACCCTTGGTTGCCTCTCTAGGATTCGAACCTAGGAATGGCGGGACCAAAACCCGCTGCCTTACCACTTGGCTAAGAGGCATTGGTAGTCCATTGGGGAATTGAACCCCAGTTACCAGAATGAAAATCTGGTGTCCTAACCACTAGACGAATGGACCTCTTTTTGATTACCTTGTAATTATAGTGGATAATTACTGGGGTATTTGGGGGCTTTGTGCCAGTTTAGGAAGTGGGCAGGGAGGGATTTGAACCCCCGTAGGCAGAGCCAGCGGATTTACAGTCCGCCTCCATTAACCACTCGGACACCTACCCATTTTCTTTAGGACAGTCAATAACCCAAGGAGAACACAATCTCATTTCACCACCTAATGATTGACAATCTTTTGTATAACAAACAGAAGTGTCTAGTTGTTTTTCGCTGTATCGTGGTTTTGATACTTCTGCTTTTGATAATCCAGATTGTGTCCAGTAATCATCAATTGCTCTATCAACATCACGATGTATTCTTCGGTCAAGTTTCTCTGGGTCTTTAATCACAAACTCATTAAGTATTGTACCTGGAAAATATCTTCTTTGAACTTCGTCAAGTAAATCCCAAATATTATTTTGAGATATTCCAGTACATTGTGAAAGTGTTGCAATAATAGAACTCAATACAATTCCTATGATTGCATATTGCTTTATGTCTGGTTTTTTATTACCAAAGTTAAACATAGGAAAGGGGAGCATAACACTCCCCTTATATATCAGACTTCTACTTGAATCAGTCGAGAAGCATAATCATACGCATATTCTGTACGGGCGCCATGATGCCCCCAACCAATCCAATCATACGCATAATCCATGTAGCGATTAATTGATTTACCAGGAGTTTTCATCTTCTCCTCAATTTTTTGCCACTGGATTTCGTTTGTTAAATAACGAAGTTGGGTTCCCATAGAAGATGGAGAACCACCATACTTTTTAGCAAAATCACCCAATCCATAATAACGATTAGCAGATGTCCATTGAATCAGTCCATAACCACCCCAGCAGGAGTGATAGGACCTTTTACTACCACCTTCACAAATATTAGGCACGAATGTTGATTCTTGCTTAATATTGCCCAGAATAGTAGCAAGGGCGTTTCTGTCTTTAATTCCAATGTCCTGAAAATAATTCAGGGCAACATTTTCATTTTCATTACACCCTTTACAAATTAGCCTTTTTTCTGTTGGCTTTTCGGGAGCAACCTCTTTGGTCGCTGTCTTTGATGTAGGCTCCTCTTGAATAATAGAGAATGGTTGAATACCGTTCACTGGGGGAGGAGGAAACACTTTAGGCAGTGTTGCCGAACTGGTTGTAACCGATACCAAAAGAGGTAGGGCTACTGTAAAGAAGTTTTGCATTAAGGTTAATTGAACTCTACATCCCAATAGAAAGGGGGTACACCACTCCTCTCGGAGGGCACTTTCCTGGGCTCTAATGTCACATCAAATTCTCATGATGTAATCCCTTGTGAGAGGGATTTTTCATAATAAGTTAATATTTAGGATTTGTCAAGCATCCGCAGACACTTCTTCTACTGGTTCAGGTTCGGGAAGCACTACACCAATTTGTGTCAGGTATTCAATAACTCCTTGCACCTTAAGGAGAAGTTCTCTTTTTGCCGTTGCTTGTCCTTGAAGAGATTCAAGTTCTTGAGAAAGAGTTTGACGTTGTTGCAAAAGATTTGCAAGATGTTCTTGTTGTTCTGTCATAAAAATAAATTTTAATTTCGTATATTATACCACATTATTTGATAAATACTTACAAATCTATAACTATAGAACAATGAAAAGATTAGCTCTTATCTTTTCGTTATTCTTAACTACTCCTACTTTTGCTGGTGAAATTACATCAACAATCACTGATTCCGTTCAATTAACAGTACAGGGTGCAGCGGTACAAACAGAAAGAATCGGTAGTTCCTATGCAGTTTCGGGAACTAATATTGGAGTTTCAAACTTAGGTGGTCTGACTGGTGGAACATCCAGTGCAGCAGCTACAATGAGTGCTGGAACTTATACGATCAACAATGATGGTCAAGCATTCTCATTCTCAGAATCATTAACTGTTGGAGACAGCACTGTCACATCACAGACAGTTACCAATGGTGCAATTACATCGCCAACTCTGTATGGTAAGAATACCACACAAGCAGCAGGTGAAAAAGGAACTCTTGCGGGCACAATTGATACCTCTACAGGTGCTCTTACAGTTACTGCTGGTGGTTCTGGAACCACTGCAATCGGTCAACGTAGTGTAGAACTGAGTGTATTCAAATGAGAAACATCCTAGCAGGGTTATTCCTGCTAGGGTTTTCTTTTCCTGCCCTAGCAGCTCCAGTAACACCTAACTTTACTAGTGGCACTGTAACTTCTCGCACAGAATCAACCACCACCGTAAATGAAGTCATTAGGCAACAAGATTTTCAGACTGGATTTAGTTATACAGTTACAGGCACAAATGTAAATGTTCCAGGAACTCCAACTCTTGGAACTCAATATACAATTATTAATCAAGGAGAAGCATTTCAGTTTTCAGAAACTTATTCTGCTCCCGGATTAATTAAAGACACAACAGTAGAAA